CAAAAAACGAAAGACCGTCGAATGAATAGTCAAATGAATTTGACAATCCCCGTGTGATTTCGTCGTTGATGACGCCGCAGGCAAGTCTGTTACTCATACCCGCGACACCACCCAAACCTGCCACACACCGGCGCTGGTGGGCGATTTGATCGATGTAGGCACCCATGCCGGGTCGTGCACGATCTTGCCACCCTGGCAGACATTGACGTGATCCCCGCCGCTGCCGATCATGTCGGGGTGGCCGGTCGATCCGAACAGCAACCATGTGACGGTCGGGTTTGTCTGACCCATGTATTCGAGAACTTCCGACAGCGCCAGATCACCCGGAAACGCAAAGCACGCGACGGTCAGACCGCGATCACCGAGCCACCGGCGCGCGCTGGCGATAGCTTCATCGGCAGTAGCGCCAAGATCGGCAAAATGCGGTACATCTTCGGCGTCGAGGTCCATGATGGTCGCAACGCACGCGCGCAGACAGTCACCGTAGGACCGTGGGGGTTCGTGTTTCACTCTACACATCACCGGCTGCATTAGATCAATTCCTTCATTCGAGCGATTACATCGGGTCTGTAGCCTTGCATCATGTGAACCGCCGAACACATTGCGAGAAAATCCAATTCGAGATTGTGGTTCTTACCGGCATTAAACATGAAACAAACGATTTGGATGTTATCTTTTTCATACCCTCTTGCGTTATCAATTCGATCGAGAGACGGCCCGAACGGATTGGTTTTGCCGTTGTTTGGCCCCATGTCGATTTTCAAACCTGATTTCATGCATCGACCGATGTTCAGAAGTTGCTCGACATCTTCACTAGTTATATTGAATGACAGACCTCTGTTGTCGCACGTACGCTTGGCCGTGTTGAACATTCTCTTTGCTCGCGCTCGAACAACCAACATTCTCTCTGCGTGAGAATCTTTAATGCGATCTTTATTTTTTGCTCGCCATGCAGCGCTTTTCCTTTTGCGTTCATCACGATTAGCCGCATACCCCTCACGTTGCTTCGCGTTTATTTTCTCACGTCTTTCAGCGCGATATTTCCTATCATATTGAGATTTTTCTACACGTTTGGTACGGTTGTGAGCAACACGACATTTAGTGCACCAACTTGTAAGGCCGCACGGTACATCACGGCGTTTGCCAAAATCGCCGAACGGTTTAATCTGTTTGCATTTGGTGCACTCTTTACTCACCGCAGCCACCCCGGCACAACCGCGCCTTCATGTGCGCGGCCATCGGTGATGGTCGCTTGGAAAAAACCGGTCCAGTCGGCTGTGTCGATGTCGCGGACCACAGTGGGTCGGTCGCGCGGGTCGATGAATTGCTCCATCACGACCTTGCCGGACGGGCTGCACCGAGCGAGCAGTGCCAGACCGTCCGCATCGAATACCATCGGGCCTTTCGTCTCGGTCAGTGGTTCGCACACCGGCTGCACGATCCGTTCGTGCCAGAGGTCGAAATCGGTCGGTTCGGTCGGCCACAGACCGAGATTGTCCGAGCATTTCCACCCCATCGTGGTGACCGCAGTGGTCCACTGCATCTGCTCGACCGGCGTGAACTGGATCACCCCGGACCATTGCGCTTCGGTGCGGCACTGCTCGATCATCGCATGGTCGGCGCGGATGTAATAGACGCCATCGAACGGCTCGACCAACTCGACAGCCATGAACTGCCGATTGGTGGTGACGATCTTGCCGTTGTCGAGCCGAAAGCAGTGCATCGGATCGTTTGATGGTTCGGGCGGAAGCAGATGAGCGAGGCGGGCGATCGTGTCGCATGGGATGCGGACGGTCATGATTGGGCCTTGCTGTGGGCTGCGAGGGCTTGGCGGGCGCGTTCGCCACCGTCCTTGATGATGTCGCCAAGGTCCATCGAAAGCCCGTATTCGGCAGGATAGGCTTGGTATCCGTCACCGTCCGCGTCTGCATAGAACTCCAACGCCTCGACCAGCGCCTTGGTGGAGACGAGGCGGTAGGCGACGAGCATCTGCACGATACGGTCGTCATCCCGCTTGCCTTCGCGTATCTCCTTGGCGATTGGGCCACCGCGACCTTTGGTGTAGTGGATCGCCGCCGCATTACGATCCGCCTGCGTCACTTCATCCGACATGATTCGTTACTCCGTTGTGTGAAGTTACCACTATGAAAGTATTTGTTGACAGTCAAGCGGCAATGAGCCTATCCAGCGATCAGAAATAGCGCAAACCTACGGAGCGAATCACATGAAGCATACCCTCACCCTCACCGGTTCAGCGAGCGCACTGATCGCCGCCATGACCGCGTTCGAAGAACACACCGCCGGCAGCGGTCAGGCTTCCACCGATAATACGGGAAACGCACCCGCACCCACCAGCACTGGAACTGGTACTCCGGTCGCGCCGCCATCGCCGCCGTCCGCGCCTACCGGGGCTGCTCCGATCCCGCCTGCACCCTCCCCGACCATGACGCCGCCCGAGACTGCATCGCCCGATGACAGCGACGAAGACGCGCCGGACAATACGGACGGCGGGGATGTCGAACTCGACGCGGACGGTCTGCCGTGGGACGAACGCATCCACAGCAGCAACCACCAGCTTACCGCGAAGGGTGTATGGGCCAGCCGTCGCGGCGGACCGAAGGGCGAAGAACGCGCCACGATCGAGCAGGAATTGCGCGATGGCTTGCAGGAGCAGCCCGGTGATCCGGCGGCGGAGAATACCGCAGCGCCCGCACCGAGCGCCCCGCCCCCGCCGATGCCGACCGCCAGTGAGCCGGTTGCACCGCCCGCAGCACCTGTGCCGCCCCCGGTGAACGCAAACCCTCCGATGCCGCCCGTGGCACAGCCCGCCCCGCCTCCGGTGCCGGCACCCACGGCTGCGGCAGAGCAGCCCGCTACCCCGGTCACACCTGCGCCTGCGGCCCCTGCCGAACAGCAGCAGCCCGCGCCCGCAGCAGATGACGACACTGAATGGGACTTCACGACGTTCATGAACGCTGCGGCTCCCAAGTTCGGCGAAGGTGAAGGGCAGTTGACGACCGAATATCTGACCAGTGTGTGCCAGGCGAACGGGATCGGCTCGATCACCGACGCAGCGCCCAACCCCGAACTGATCGGCAAGCTGGTCGCACAGTTCCACGCGGACGGTCGCTGGTAGTTCCGTCGCGCATCGCCCCCTCCCTCCGGTGCGCGGTTTGTCAGGCGGCACATGAGCCTGCGGAAGCAACGTGGTGCAGAATTTTAACGGAGTGAATTGTGATGACCAACCCGACCAAAGTGATGACCCCCGCTGCACAGGGTCACTCCTATGACGACTACCGTGAAGCAGGTTGGTCCGATGCCGATCTCGTCGAACACGGTCTGATGGAGCCGCGTGTGGACAAACCGGACCACAACGTAGCGACCGATGATCGTCTGCGCACTCTGATCGAGCGGATCGAGCGGTTGGAGGAAGAAAAGAAAGGCATCGCCGACGATATTCGCGACGTCAAGGCCGAGGCGAAAGCGGTCGGTTACGACACGAAGATCATCACCATGATCGTGAAGCTGCGTAAGATGAAGCCCGACGAGCGCGCCGAGCAGGAAACGATTCTCGATACCTACAAAGCTGCGTTGGGGATGGGGTGATGGGGTTGAAACCGATCACAGTTGATATAATTCGCGATCTTTTGATTTACGATCGTGATGCGGGGTTGCTGTTTTACAAGCGTCGACCTGCATCCGTGTTCAATTCACCCCGCGCGTGTAATTCTTGGAACTCGCGGTTTGCATTGCAACCCGCCCTGAATAATCTAAATGTACACGGTTATCGTGTCGGTCGCTTGCTCAACGTTGATGTTCTAGCGCATCGAGCCATTTACGCGATTGAGTACGGCGTCATGCCGGAGCAGATCGATCATATTGACGGCAACAAATCGAACAACCATTTCAGCAATCTTCGACCCACAACACAGGCGCAGAATTCAAAGAACGCAAATCAATCCGTCGCGAACACCAGTGGTGTAACGGGTGTGGTTTGGGACGAGTGCAAGAAGAAATGGATGGCACGCATCGGTGTCGCTGGTAAAACTAAGTTCCTTGGTTATTTCGCGACTGTCGAAGCGGCGGCTAAAGCACGTCTCGCGGCAGAACCAATCTACGGATATTCGAAACGGCATGGGGAGTTGAGAGCGTGATTTCTGTTACTGCTACTGAACTCGGGCGCGTGATGCACTGCTTCGGCTCGCTCAACATGCCGCGCGCCGTACCGGTCGATTCGAACCGCGAGCAGCGCGACAAGGGCAACGCCGAACATTGGTTGGCCGAGCGCATGTTCGCTGGTGATCCGGTCGACGTAGCCGGTGTAGTCGCACCCAACGGTGTCATCATCACGGACGAAATGATCGAGGCGGTCAGTGCGTATGTCAGCGCGCTCGACTGCGGCGCGATGGAAGTCGACACGTCCTATGCTGGTCAGGGGTGGGAAGTGAAGGGCCGTGCGGATCATATCTGTGTGCGTGGATGGCCTGCTGCTGACTCGCGGGCGACCGGCCCGATCACCCTCACCGTCGACGATTACAAGTCGGGCTGGCGGATCGTCGAGCCGCGCATGAACTGGACGCTCATCAGCCATGCAATCGGATGGGTCATCCAGAACGAAACCGCCGTCGATCGCATCGTGTTCCGCATCCATCAGCCGCGCCCGTTCCATACGGAAGGATCACTGCGGGAATGGTCGTGCAGTTATGACGAACTGATGGGATTCTACCACCAGATCAACACCCGCTTGTCCAATCCGGTCGATGAACTGGTGACCGGACTGGACCATTGCGCCAAGTGTCACGCTCTGGCACTGTGCCCCGCTGCTCGCACTGCCGGCATGAACGCGATCGATGCAGCGAGCGTGACGTTCGATGACAGCCTGCCGAAAGATGTGCTGACGTTCGAACTGGAAACCCTGCGCGCTGCGGTCGATACGATCAAGAACCGCGCGGACGCCCTGGACGAACTGATCTCGCACCGCATCAAAAGCGGCGAGGTTTTCAAGGGGTGGGATTTGGAACGACGGCACGGGCACCGGAAGTGGAAACCCGGTCTGACCGCTGCCGCTCTGTCCGCAGCAGCCGGTGTCGATCTGGCGAAGGAAGCGATCGTGACGCCCGCACAGGCCGAACGCATGGGTGTATCGAAGGAAGCGGTTGCGGCATTGACCGACAAACCGCTGCTCGACCCCAAACTGAAACGAATCGATGCGGACGCAAAAGCGCGTGCTGCATTCGGCATACCGGGAGAGAACGTATGAGACCGTGCTGGTTTCACGACTGGACTGAATGGGATGAACCGAAGCCGCGAGAAATCGTCGGTAAGATCGCCAAGCAACTCTTTGTACAAGAAAAGCGATGCAGGCGATGCAACAAAGTCGCCCATCGGCAAGTAAAATCACACTAGGAGCAAACACGATGAATCCCTGTCTTACCCTACTCACCACCACCCATCTCACCGCGATCGGCTATGACAACGATTACGGCACGACCATCACACTGCCGGTCGGTCGGATCGTGTGGGGTCATCCCGGCAAGCCGCAGCCGTCCACCGATCAGCACGGCAATCCGAAGATCGGCAAGGACGGTCAGCAGATGATGGAGACCAGCTTCGGCATCGCCATCCCGAACGCCGAGTTCGAAGCGCATGTGTGGCCGGTCATGCATGCCGAAGCAGCCAAGCTGTTCCCCAACGGTCAGCCCGACAAGTTTTCATGGAAGTTCAAGCGCGAAACCGATGTCGACAACGACGGCAATCCGTACAGCCAGCGCGAAGGCCGCGCCGGTTGCTACGTCCTGACCATCTCGACCGTGATCGAGCCGCCGCGCATGCTCAAGTGGAACGGCACGCAGTGGCAGCAGATGGACGCCAGCGAGGTCAAGACCGGCGACTACGTGCAGCCCGAAGTGACGTTCAAGGTCAACAAGCCGACGAACGCCACCCATACCCCCGGCCTCTACGTCAATCCTGAGCAGATCGCGTTCGTCGGTCATGGCGAGGAAATCGTGAACAAGCATGTCACCGATCCGAGCCAGGCGTTCGGCAACGGCCCGCCGCCCCTGCCACCCGGTGCGAGCGCCACGCCCACCGCGCCCGGTGGTGGTGCACCGATGCCGGGTCAGCCGGGAAACGCAGCGATGCCCGGTGGATCGACGACGGCTCCCCCTGCCAATATGGCGGGCCAGCAACCTGCGGCATCTGCCGCGCCTGCACCCGCACAGGCTAACCCGGCACCCCCGCCGCCCGCAGCACCTGCACCGACCGGTCCGCAGCGTCCGACCGATCCGGCACACATCCATGACAACGGCAATGGGACCGAGCAGTGGTTCGACCCGGCGACGAACGCATGGGATGGCGGCGCGCATCCTGCCGGTGGCGGATCGACCTTGCCGCCCCCTGCGACCGGCTTCGTGGACCAGGCTGCGGGTCAGCCCGCAGCGGCGACCATGCCGGGTGCGCCGCCGCCTAGGTGAGAGCGGGACGTAAAGCAGTGCGGTTCGGATTGTATCTGGCCGCACTGCAATTACGACCCTGATCTGAACGACTGTGTGAAATTCTAGGTGAGAGATATGCCCCGCAAACCACTCAGCGCCGCACAGAAGCGGCAAGCCAGCGCCACCGAACTCAAGAAACTGCTACCCGCTAAACCCGGCAAGAGCGGTGAAACGGTCGTGTCGGACGCTGCGATCAAACGCGCGATCAAGAGGTTGGAGTCGTGAAGGTCGAGCGCAAAGGCGACTGGATGCAGACCGCCAGCGGTGAGCAGTTCTGGCCGCTCGATCCGCGCGCTTCCGAGGTCAATCCGGTCGACATCGCCCATCACCTGTCCTTGATCTGTCGGTATTGCGGCGCATCGAAGCGTTTCTACAGTGTGGCCGAACACACGCTCGGCGTCCTGCATGTCGGCATGCGTGAAGCGATCCGGCGCAATCCACTCGCTGAATTCAACCGGTTGCTTGCTGTGGCGCTCCTGTTGCACGACGCATCCGAAGCGTATTGTCACGATTTGATCCGCCCGATCAAGCGTAATATCATCGGGTACGACGCAATCGAAGCGGCGAATATGCGCGCGATCTTTCTCGCATTCGATATTGATCCGATCGATGTGACCGGCTTCAAATCGATCGTGAAAGACGCGGACAACGCGATGTTGTTAGCCGAGCAGGATGCACTGATGCTACCAGCACCGGCGAAATGGGCACCCGTGACCGTGCCCGCCGCCATGCTCGACGATGCCAAACGCTACATGCGACGGAACCGCTGGCAAATCTGGCGGCAATGGTCATGGTGGAATAAGCGCGCCATGTTGCGCGCGATGCGTCAGTTGGGGTTGAGATGAGCATAACGACCGATCATGTAATTGAATCTTTGATGGAATGCTCGTCGTGCCGTAAGATGTTGAATCCCGGCAGTTTTGAAATTCGATCCGATACGTTGAAGCCGCGTGGGGTGTGCAGAAAATGCCGTATCGAGCAAATCACACGTTGGCAAAACGAAAACCGAGAGCAAACACGAGTCAACCAGAGGCGCTACAATCGGACCTTCAACGGTCGCGCAATCATTCTCTTGAACGCTGCTAAAAGTCGCGCTGCAAAACGCGGTGAAGAATTTTCGATAACGATAGACGATGTAATGTCTCGAATGTCTCTTGGTAAGTGCTGCAAGACAGGCGTCCTGTTTGAGTACGACAATACTGTCGGTGGAACGCAATCACCCTACGCCCCGTCGATTGATAAAATCGATCCGCAGGGTGTATACGAACCAAGTAACATTCAAATCGTTTCTTTTTGGTATAACTCCGCAAAACAACAATGGCCTGAAAACATCGTAATCCAAATGTGTCGTAAATTGATCGAGAATTTCGATGCTAACACTTGACGATGCGATAGTTTACGACATTGAATGTTTGAGCAACACATTCACTTTATCCGCCTGTAGTCTTCATCGCGAAGATATGACAGTATGGGAGATCAGTGAATTTCGTGATGACAGCAGTCATTTGTTGCAATGGTTGATATGGTGCCAAACCAATAACATCCCAATGATCGGGTTTAATTCAGAGTCCTATGACTACCCCCTGCTCCACCTGTTCATGAACGCACCGACCACCACGGGATACGCCGAACTGCACGAAAAGAGCCAAGCGATCATCACCAGCGGATACGGTGACAACCGGTGGGCGCATACAGTGTGGCCGCGTGATCGGTTCGCGCCGCAGATCGATTTATGGAAGGTCCACCACTTCGACAACCGGGCCAAGACGACCAGCCTGAAAGCCTTGCAGTTCGCTATGCGCAGCCCGAGCGTCGTCGAGAGCAGCATCCCGTTCGACCGGCCCGTGACGCTCGATGAGGTCAACGGTGAACTGATCCCGTACAACAAGCACGATGTGCAGGAGACGAAGCGGTTTGCTCACTACAGCATGGACGCGCTGAATTTCCGGCTCGGTCTGGTCCCGCAGTTCGGGATCGAATGCCTCAACTGGAACGACACGAAAATCGGCGAAAAGATGCTCGAACAACGTCTCGGCGAGGACGTATGCTATGATCGGTCGACTGGGCGCAAGCAGCGTCGGCAGACGATCCGCACGAAGATCGCGCTCAAGGACATCATCTTTCCCTACGTCCGGTTCGAGCATCCCGAGTTCCAGCGCGTCCACCGGTTCATGCTCGACCAGGTGCTGACACCGGATGAGGCTGATGGGCCGGACAGCCCGCCCAAGACGAAGGGGGTGTTCACCGACCTGTCCGCTTCGGTCGGCGGGTTGACTTTTCACTTCGGGACTGGCGGGGTGCATGCTAGTGTCGAGGCACAGCGATTCGAAGCGACCGACGAATGGCTCATCAGGGACATCGACGTTGCCAGCCTGTACCCCTCGCTCGCGATCGTCAACAAACTGGCACCGGAACATCTCGGCAGCGCGTTCGTCGCCGAGTACGCTAAAATCCCCGCCGAACGAAAGGAACACGCCAAGGGCACCTACATGAACGCCGCGCTCAAACTTGCAGCGAACGGCGCGTGGGGCAAATCGAACAGCATGTACAGCGTGTTCTTTGATCCGCAGTATGCGATGACTGTTCCGATCAATGGACAGCTATTGATCTGCATGCTCGCCGAGTGGCTGCTGAATGTGCCGACGATTGCGCTGATCCAAGCGAACACGGATGGTATCACATATCGCATCCACCGCGATCATCTGGCACACGCGCAAAGTGTCGAAAAGCGGTGGGAAGAATACACCTGTCTCGTATTGGAAGATGCACACTACAGTCGCATGTGGATACGAGATGTGAACAATTATATCGCGGAGTATGTCGATGAGTCTGCTTAAAACTCGTATTGGATACAAACCGTTCTCTTATCCGTGGTCATACGACCTGTGGAAAAAGCAGAACCAAGTTCATTGGTTGCCAGAAGAAGTCCCGATGAGCGATGATATTCGTGACTGGAACGATAATCTGACACCGCAAGAAAAGCATCTTCTAACACAGATATTCCGGTTTTTCGTCCAAGCTGACATAGAAGTTTCGGACAATTATATGGAACGTCTCGCAACGGTGTTCAAAGCAACCGAAGTGCGAATGATGTTGTCTGTTTTTGCTTCGATGGAAGCCACCCACATCGACGCTTATTCGCATCTGATCGAAACCATCGGGTTACCCGAAGTCGAGTATTCGGCGTTCATGGATTATTCGGCAATGCGGGACAAGCATAGCTATCTGACCGACTTCAACGTATCGAACCACGAAGAAACGGCGGTGACGCTTGCTGTGTTCGGTGGGTTCGTTGAAGGTTTGCAACTGTTCGCATCGTTCGCCATGCTCATGAACTTCCCACGCTTCAACAAGATGAAAGGTATGTCGCAGATCGTCACATGGTCCATTCGGGACGAGTCGATTCACTGCGAAGGAATCATTAAGTTGTTCCGCGCATTCTGTGATGAGATATGGGGTGAAGTCCCTGCTCGCATTCGTGAGCGCATCGTCGAATCGTGTCGCAAGATAGTTGAGATGGAAGATGCGTTTATCGATCTCGCGTTTGAGATGGGTGGTGTGCACGGTATGGAGCCGCACGACATCAAGCAATATATTCGTTACATTGGGGACTGGCGGCTGCGGCAGTTGGGTTTCGACCCGATCTACGACGTGATTGAACACCCGCTTCCGTGGCTTCCACCGCTGCTAAACGGTGTGGAGCATGCAAATTTCTTTGAAGCGCGCGCAACGGAGTATTCCAAGGCGGCGAGCAAGGGGACGTGGCAGGACACATGGGCACAGTTCGATCAGAAGTATGGGGTGGGGTGATGAGTAGCGGCGTGCAAATCTACATGTTGATAGTCACCGCTGTTGCGGGGTTCGGTGCCGGCTACATTGTAGCGGATTTATATCATCGTGCCCGGTAAGCTGAAACTCAAGGGCGCGTACTGGCATCCCGATCCGCTCGACTATGCCGGGTCGATCGGCATGTCCTCGCCTCCCGCCTGGCACCGCGACCACTCGAACATTGTCAGCACGCGCGCGGCGGTGGCCGCTATGGTCTATGGGGTCGACCCGGAACTGTTCATCCGCGCGCACACCGACCCCTACGACTTCATGCTGCGGGCCAAGGTGAACCGGGCGGACACATTGATGCTCGGCAACCGTGAGGTCCAACGCGTCACGCGCTACTATGTCTCGACCGCTGGCGAACAGATGGTCAAGATCAGCCCGCCCGCAGCAGGCGGTGTGATCGGCCAATGGAAGCGGGCGAACGGGGTCACCAAGGCTGAATATGAGCGGGTGATGACCGAAACTGGTAACCAGTGGGATGAGCGCGTGTGTACCAAGAACCGCAGCAAATGGACCGAAAGACGCACTATGATACAAGCGGGTCGGTTGGTTCGCGAGTGCAACGACGCCGCAACATTCAATTGGTCCGATGTGGACTACTCTTATTACGTCGCCGAAGCACGCAAACTCATCATCGCTTGACATGTGGTCAGTTGCGGTGCATACGATTCGTAACGCAACGGAGATGAGACATGGTATATTTCGTAATCGGCATCATCGCAGCATCGATCATTCTTTTTGTTATCGGCGCGTGTCGGGTGGCGGCACAGGCGGATCGCAACACCGAACGCATGCTCGATCTGATGGCAGATGAAGGTGAGCCGCGCTGCGATCTGACCGGTCAGCGTCTGACCGTGCGTGAGCGGTTCGAGCAGGGGTGCGGGTGATGGGCAAGGTCGCAATCGCCGCCGTAGCGGCAATGTTGCTCGCCGGGTGCGTTCACGCCCCCTTGCTGAATGGTATTCAGGACTGCAACAAGTATCCGACCGGGCCGTGTGTTGGACGCACTACTGACGATCCACCCGAGCCGCGTTGACCATTTCCTCGCAGGCTCGGTCGATCTCGATCGCATCAGCGGTCCGACCGTTCGCCTTGTCCAACTGGCCGTCCTGCATGACGAACCCTGTCGCCCACGGTGCAATGATCGCCGCAGCCATCGCTTCCGTCAGCACCTGACCGTACCAACCGGTCAGACGCGGATCGTTCTGCGGGATCGACGCGCTGGCGACCGGTTCGGACCAGGTGGAGGGAATGAGTGAGTTGCAGCGGACTTCCGGCGTCGATACAATCGGGCGGCTGATGCAGCCGCCCAGCGAGAGAGTAGCGAGCGCGCACAGAGTAAGGCGTTTCATGCCGACACCTTTTCCATTGCGTAGCAACGCTTACAGATACGTCGTTCCGGGTTGCCATTCTCAGGATTATAGCGCGGCTTCCAGTCGTGCGGTTGCAACGGTCGGTGGTCTGTCGGGTTCGCCCCGAACGTGGTTTGACACTTTTCGCAGCCTTGGCATGGGTGTACGGTTTCACCACTGTCCCACCGCTCCGCTGCGCCACATTCACACTTGCGATAAATCATTTGCTGCGCTCCTTGTTCTCCGCTGTCGGCATACATGCCGGATCGTTCTGGTGGGAGGGTTTGGCACAGAGCGCGGATCGGACGGCGGTCTCGATCTGGGTCGGGCTGGCCGCACCGTCGATTTCGGTCAGTGCCGCTTGTGTCGCCTGATCGATTGCATCTTCGGTTGCAATTCGACCCTCAAGGGTTTCGATCGCGCCCGCCGCAGCGTCAGCAATCGCATCACTGCTGAGATTGGTCTGATTGGCCTGTGCTTCGATCGCATCCGTATCATCGCCTCCTGTGCATCGCCCGAGCAGAAACGCCAGACCGAACAGAAGCAGCACGCCCCCGACGATCATCAGGGGTCGACCGAGCTTGGACGCCCATTTCAACGCGATCCATTCGAACATCGTTCGTCTCCTGCTATCTGGTCAGCGGCATCGTCCGCCGCGTCCGCGACCTCGCGTGCAGCTTCCACTTCACGGCTCATGTTGGCCGAGACGCCCTTGTTGCTCGCCTTGAACGACAGCCGCCCGCCAGCCAGCACAATCACCACCAACACCAGCAGCGCGCCCGCCTGGACGCCGATGGCGATGATGAGCGCGGTGCCGAGCGTGTCGGCGTTCTGCATCATCAGATCGCGGCAGGCTGCGACTGCGTAGTCCGGTCGACCATCGATATACTTGGACGCGCCAAGGATGCGATTGCACCACTCCGGGTCGCTCAGGATGCTGGTGATCCATGCGGCGATGCCGATCGTGAAGATACTGCTGACGAAAACCGCCACAAGCGCCCAAGAGCGGATCGAATTGCGCGCTGCGGTATCGTTCATCGGAGGGCCTTCGCGAATTTCGTATGGTAGGCGTTCTTCTTGTAGCCGGGGCCGTTGTAGCGGCTGACGAACGGAACGCAACTGGCCGCGTCGCCAGGGCGGCATGCGCGCAATTCATCGTCCAGACCTTCGGACAGGATGAACGACACCATCGCTTCAAGATGGTCGTCCTCGTCGGCGGTCATGCCCTCCCACATCGCGTGAACACTGTCGTAGCCAGCGGCGGCGTAGTTGAACCCCATGACCTGAAACAGACCGATCGACGCGCTCCGCAGTGCGGCGGCTTCGTCGCATTCGGCCATATCGGCGAGCATTTCCCACCGCGCATCGTACGACTTCGGGTAGGGCTTCTCGCCCCAATTGGGATAGCTGAACGACGTGCGACCGAACCGGCCACCGGTCTCGCGGTAGAAGATGTGCGGCTCGGGTAGGATGATCGGTCGACCGGAATTGTCGAACGACGTACCGCCGCTCTCCACTTCCTTCAACGCGCGGATGTGCTTCACCGGGACGTTGAGGCGCTTGGCCGCGTCGCTGATGTCTTTCGGCTCGATCGCCGGCGCGGCCTTGTTGACGTAGCGCGCGAGGAATGCGGCACGGTCGAACGGCTTCTGCGGATCGATCTTGGAGAGGATCGCATCGGCGGTCTGGTTGCCGTACTTGCCGTCGCTCGGGACACCCAAGATGGTCTGGATGCGGCGGGTCTTGTCGGTCAGTTGGGTCATCGTGCTTTCCCTTCCTTGCGTCATGCTACCGCTCCCACCTTGCGAACCATCAGGTCGCGGAAGGTCCGCTGGCCGAGAGCCGTGGCGGGGTGCGTGTCGTCGGGGATATATTCTGCGTGGTTTGCTGTGGTGATCCCCCACCCCCGGTCCATGCGGATGCAGTGGACGTTGGCCGGGTTCTTCGCGGCGCACCGCTCAACCAGCGCATTGGTGTAATCCCACAGGTGCAGGCCCGCGCTGTTGGTGGTGGTACGCCAGTCACCCGAGCCGCTACCCGTCGCGGTCGGTGTGGCGAAGCGGGGGATGGGCGTGGCGACGTAGATCCGCAGGCGCGGCAGTTCGGCAAGGATCGCATCGATCCCGATATTGAACGCGCCGTTGAAGGTGGTTTCGTCCGTGCTGCCGGTGGTGCCGAGCGCCACGCCCGAATTGTAGTCGTTCGTCCCGTCGGCGACGACCAAATTGTCGAGCGTGGTCCAGTCGAATGCCTGCATTGCAGTGACGCGATCTTGCAGCACTGTGTCCGCCAAACCGCTGGCAGCGCTGGCCTGATCCTCGAAATTGCTGGTACCCGCCGCCGCCCCGGCGATCGCGCGCAGCATGTGGACGCCGGAGAAATACTCCTTCTTTTGATCGGTCGTTCCGGTCGGGCCGGTCGCGTAATCATTCAGGTGCGCCGCGCTCATCTTCGTGCCGCCGAGCGCGCTGATCAGCAGTTCCGATGCACCGAACGCCGCGCTGTAAAGCGACGGAATGTTGTAATTCGCCTGGATACTGTCACCCACCACGGCAAGGCTCTCGCCGGACATGAGCGCGTTGTAGGCGGTGGACACCATCGCCGTGTTGCGCGCATTCATCGCCGGATAGACCTGCGCTAGATCGGCAAAGGGCGTGTCGAACAGGCTCAGCCGGTCGGTCGTCGCATCGGCTACGAACATTTGCAGACCGGAATACTTGACCGACGCGCTTGCTGCGTTGGCAGTCTGATCGGCAGTCGTGCCAGCGCGGTAGCCGTCCACTCCGCTCGGCACCACTCCGCGCCACCAGTAGAGGCGGGAAGTCGAGGTGATCGGGATGTAACGGATGACGTTCTGACCGGACCCGCTACTGCCGTTGCCGACATTGCTGCCGCTGCCCCGCCAGCGCAGGTTGGGCGATCCGAAGGTCAGACCATCCGACGCATAGACGTATTGCAGTGCGATGTAGGGCTTGCCCGCTATCGCCGCCGCGTCCCAGACGCCGTCCTCCTGGATCGACCCGAACTGCTTGCCGAACCCGACATCGTGCATCTGCCGGATGCCGCGCAGCGACAGTTCGGAAGGTGCCTCGGTAATCGTCAGTTCGCTGCCGTTGGTCAGGGTCGGAATCGGCAGTGCCGCATCAAGCGCGGTGTTGCCAACCATGTTGGTGCGGAACAGGCGGTTCTGCCGCGACAGGCGATAGGCGCGCTCGCGCTGTTGCCGCGCCGCCGCGCGGCTGATGATGAGCGGGGTGATCGTGGTCGTCGTAATCAGACCGCCCGTGGTGGTCAGTTCGTTGTAATCGATCTCGATCCGGAAGAATATCGACGCACCCGCCGCTCCGCCGCCCGCATAGGTGCCTTCGACCACCGTCACCCCATCGGTGCGTTTGGAGATCGTCCCGGTGCCTGTGTCGAGCCGGTTCGCGCCATCCGAGACGCGGGCAATGACGATTTTGTCGCCGTTCGACCCGTCGTCGTTGTAGAACTGCTCGATATAGAACCGGTCGCTGTCGCCAACACCGGGACCTTCGTAGTGAACCGACTTGATCGCCCGCGCGACATCGAGCATGTTCGCCGTCCACTCCAAGCCGTCAGCCGCACCCGATAACGCCAATCCCTCAAGGGAAATCCACGGCGATCCGTCGAGCGTTCCCGAGAAACTTTGGACGGCTGAGCGTGCGATGCCAGCTTGGCGCGCAGCTTCGACTGTATTCTCGCCGACTTGCAGAACGGTCTGACCGTTCACCACTTGGATAGTCCCAGGCATTACTGTGTCGTCCCTTCGTCAACGATGAATTTGCCACCCCAAGCGACAAACTTGGTGCCGCCATCAGGAGTGATATGCATGTCGTATGAGATTTGGTTCGGCCCGTTCGGATTGGCCGGGTCAGTGGGCATGAGTTCCATCGTTGCTTCGGGGATGGTCCATGTGAACCGCGTGGTCGGGATACCTTCGGTGGTGGTTACGTCGATGTCGACAGTAATGGTGTCTGCCGTCGATGCTCGAATGGTGCCACCGTTCGGGGTGTCGCGAACCTCCATTTTGGTCGTCGCATCGGTTAGATCATAACCGATCACATCGATATAATCTTCGTGCGGGACATACCGGTCGGCGGTGATCGTATAAGACGCTTTGGGGAACATCTGATGCCTCTGGTTGTTTATCGGACCCTATAACGGGCGGGCTTCTCGATCAAGGTAAATTATAATTCGGATCGCCCCCGCCACCATATCCAGGCGGAGCGTCGGGCGGCGGGCTGTAAGTTCCGGCACCATCGGGCGTGGTCTGCCAGCCGATGAAGACATTGGTGCTGTCCGCAAAAGCAGAAGTCGCCGGTTCCTCGACCGGGAAGAATTCTTCGTCGATCAAATCCCAAAAAACCGCATAGGTCGTGTCATCATCGATTGCAGTCACACCATCCTGCAAGGTCGTCAGCGTGACACCCGTGAACGAAATATCTCGACCATCGTCCAAGGTTGCATCGAACGTTGCAATGTCGATCTCACCGACATCGGCGGACAACGGGAACTGGTTGGTCTTAGCGACAAGACGGCGAGCCGACACACTGGTTGCGCCCGCAGCCGCTTCATCGCGCTCTTGCGCAGTTTGACCGATGGCTGGTGTCGGCGGCGCAACACCGGTTTGACCAAGGCAATACGCATGTTTGGCGGTTGTTTCGCCCATCAGGGTGAGTGTCACCTTCATGGTTGTGGGGTCAATTTCACGCGTCAAAATGATCGCATCGGTGTCAAGACCGAGGCGCGGCAACGTTACATGCAGACATTCACCGGGTCGATAATGACGCATGCGCGGCTTGCAAGTCAGCGTGATCGGTGCGAGTTCACGTGTATCATACAGCCGGTACGCTGCGAGTTGTGCGGCCTGATCCTTGTCTTTGACGAAGTTGAACGGCCACACATCACGCTTTTCTTCGCCGTCTTCGGACAGGAACGTGCTGTTCACCACCGCTTCTGCATCGACCATCTCCCAATTGTGATCCGGGCTGATGTATTGCGGGACGACTGTGTTGAGACGGTCGCGGAAACTCTGCATCGTGGTGACGCTGCGATTGTCTTCGGTGAGATCGTTTTCGACAATGGTGTCGAGTGCGACGACCGGTGCGGCGTATTTGAACGTCAGCACGCTGCCCGGTATGGGTTGACCGCCGCCCGCGAAACAGATGTCCTTGAGATTGGTCCACCGATTGTCCGGTTCGAACAGGACGCCAAAAATGGTCCAACCGTTCGTGTCGCACACATTGGCCCACGCCATTACTGTGAGCCAGTCGATCCCATCAGCCGGTATGCCGATACCCATGACACGCTTGCCGTTCTGATAGCGACCATAAGCGTACATGCCGGCGTGCAAGGCGGGGTTCTCGGACCACTCGTAGGTCGTTTCGTCACCGAGGCGGTGCGATCCGGAGCCACCCGATTGCGTGCTGTCCAGTCGCGGGTCGTACACCTTGACCCACTTACCGTATGCAGCGAGCGGCGGGATGCCGCTGGCGAATCGCTTGCCGTCCTTGTCGAACTTGAACGACCAACCGATTGCCGCCTGACCGGACAGTTTGTAGGAACTTCCCCAACTCGGCGTGCCCGACCATTGCGGTGAGAGTGCACCTGCTTCCGGTGTCGCGCCGAGTTGGGTGTCTGTGTACAGGAAGCCGTTGTACCAACTGCTGACAGCATCGAAGTCGACGCGAGGGCTGATCGACTCGATTGGGCCGCTACCGGAATAAACCACAGCCATGAAACGATACGGATTGGGCACCTTTTTCAGCGTCGGCCCCCATGCGGTATCGTGTCGCAGCACGCCGCCCACCAGCCCTTCACCCATCGCGTAGGGTTGTCGCGGTGTCGCCTCGACGCGCATCGTATTAACCGATCCGCGCGCCGGTGGCGGTTTGGCGAGTGCCTGCGATGCGAACATGGCTGCGGCAGATACGACGCTGGCGATGGTAGCGATTGTACCGGCACCGATGACAGTGCCGCCCACGGCCAGACCAAGCCCGAGCGCAGCACCGCCCGTCGCAACGACTGCTACAACTCCGGCGACGACACCAACGACTTTTGCAACCTTCGACATCAGGTTTCCCAAACTGCGATGAGCGTGTCCATGTTCACGTCGATGACCGCGAAGTCCCCGTGGTTCTCGACCCACCCGAGCAGCTTTACAGGACCGGCGCAAATGAGCAACCCGCCGAGCGTCGAACCTTCTGCGGGCGGGGCAAGCGCCACGTCCCCGACGCGCATGAATGCCGGTGCCGGTCGCCGTTCGAGCAA